CACCCAGCAGTCCCCACTGAGCCTCGCGACACATGAGCGTTGCCGTACCTGCCGGGAAGTCGTTGCGATACAGCATCCAGCCGCCGATGGTGGAACCGGTGGAAGCGTCAAGTGGGCTGGAGTCTAATGCCTCAGCTTGGCCTACTCGTCCTCCGATTGCTGAGGAACCTGCATCTGTGACGATTGGAGACGGAATCCCAAACACACAGTCGTTAAAGAACGTCCCGTGATGCGCATTTCCTGACGAATCACTCATCACCGTGCCGCCAACTTCATCCAGTCGCCAGAAGGCAACGGGGGTGAGGGCGAGTACAGTGTCTTCGTAAGATGCCATTAACTAATTCCGTATTTAGTCTTCAGGTAGTTAAATATCGAGGTTAAGTCTCCACTGCTGAGCACTGAGGGCCAGTGGAGTATCTCCGCTATATCCCCATTGAAGAAATCATCCCCGCCTGCCGTGCCGTTAGCACCGATCTCGGTTATTACTCGACCATCCCAGTCAGTTGCAACTACAACATCTGAGAAGATTGGCGTAGCTGGATCGTCGTAGTAACCAACGTAATTAAACGCCCCTACTCCGCTATCCGTTCGTGTCACTGCAAGCACGTGGAATCCGCTGGCGCTGGTCGCGAAGGTTCTCCGCTCACCACCATTGGCACCAAAGTACTCAAATGCCTTACTGGCAAAGCCTGAGATGAATGCCGGACTTCCCCCGGTGCCGTCACAGCCAAAGATGTACGAGTTAGTAGTGGAACTAGGAGTGCAGACGATAATCAGCGTATTGGCAGGATTAAGATCACGACCGGGATTAGCAAGCAGCTTGTCGTCGGTTGTAAACCTGACCACCTTATGTCCGTTAGCAATGCTCAACTTGAGCGCTGGCCTTGCGGATGAAGTAGGTTGATTGTAATGCTTACCCGCTCCTGAGAGATCCAGCCAGTCAGTTACGGGATCGTTATCGCTACCGGAGATACTGTCTGCTTCCAACCAGAGGTCAAGTCCTGCAACGTCATCGGGACTATCGACACCTGAAGGACTAGCCGACGAGCTGGGACTCGTAGATGCTGACGGACTAATACTCGACGACGCGCTACTTGACGGGCTTATAGAAGCACTAGGGCTTACTGAAGGTGACGGAGACATTGAAGCGCTTGTACTACTGGAGACACTTGGACTGGTTGAAGATGACGCAGAAGCCGACGCACTCGACGACGGACTTACACTGCTCGAAGGACTCACTGAGGGAGACGCAGACGCGCTCACTGAGGCGCTGGGACTGAGCGACGGACTTCCTATCGCACTCACGTCAATCGTCGTGCAAACTTTCACTCCATTCGTGACACCTCTCGTTGAGTAGGTCTGCACGCAGAACTCGTACTCACCTACAGCATTCGCAGGCCACTGGAATGTAGCTTCGTCATTAGTGTCAGGTAGCAAGTGCATCGGAGAGAGCGTCTGCACCCCTCCCGGCTCCGTGACGTAGATGCGCGCATACTGGCCTCCCGGGGAGTAGGAGCCAAACACAATCCCACCCTCAATCACCGGCACGAACTCATTTGTATTCGTGAGCGTGAGAGTGAGTTTCAGCCCATCTGGAGGGATGTCCACTGCATTCCAACTTGCACTCGGAGGCGCGGTGTCCAATCCCGCTGCCGGATCATCATGCAGTGTCCCTCCCGGCTCTCCAAAGGTGCGCAACCCAGTGGCGAACTGATCCTCAATCAGCACCAACCTGTAATCCTGCTCCTGTGGTCCATTGGGAGTGATAGCGAGGACGCGCATGACGATGGAGAAGGAGGGCGATTCCCACTCGAAGAGCACCACCTCTCCCCTGTAAGTCAACCTGCCCCATGAGGCAAAGACGAAGCATTCCAATGGTGCACGAGGCAGAGAGATCGCACGTCCATCTCTCGTTGCAATCACATTCGCCTGCTCGAAGTCAGCTACACCAAGGAAGGTCTTTGTCTCGGGCACTAGCCGCCCATCCTGAATCAACTGATTCGCCGGATCAACATAGAGCGCCTTTCTCCCTTTGAAGTTATTGTCCTGATCAGGGAACTCCACCTGCACCTTATTCTTCGTGTCCTCGTAAGTTCCCGGAGTGAAGCGTTCAACTCGCGTAATCACATCCCGATTCAGCACGCGTAGTGAACCAAACGAGTAATCGCGACGAATGAGGCGAATGGTAAGGCCGAGGGATGCGGACGGTTCCGGTACTGCATCAATCTGCGCGAGCACATCCTGCACCACCTGCTGCGGCGTCGCTCCACTGGTTTCGATCACCCCGGACCAGCCGTTGTTCTCGTTGTAGAGGGACTCGGCTACCGCACGCCAATTGTCGAGATTCAACTCCTCCAGTGGTGCGCGTGCTCCATACTCCAGCGAGGTTGACCACTCGTAAACCACCTCCATCGGGTTCATGTGTCGGCCAATCTTATTAAACCCGGTAGCGAGGTTGTCCGGTTGTCGCCTACAGGTGATCTTCCACTGCTTCAATCTCGGAATCGACCCTACTCCACCTGCAGCGAAGTATCCTGACTCAGTGAACCCACTTGGGCCACGTTTCACGAGCGCAGCTATTCCACGCAAGCTCGGCGTCTTATTCGGCGGTGTAGTGAGGAGAGATTCAAGGTAGGCGTTAGTATGATCAGTGTAATTACCGCGTGTGAGATCGCACCACGCGTACTCGCCTCCTTCACCCGGAGGCTGGTCCCCACCCCAAGCTTGCGGATCGTCAATGAGAAACCCTCCACCTGAGTTGTCGCTCCCCGCAGTCGCAGCAAACACTGGTCGGTCATTGATCGTAATCCTCTCCACGTGCACATCCGGTCCCCAGCAGAGCGGGAACATCTCCCCGACGTAGGAGCGGTAGGCGACGGTGATCGCGTCGAGGAGGAATGCAAACGACCCCAGCCAAATGTAATCTGTCCAGTGGGAGTCTCTCTCAACTGCGCGCTGTTTGTAATCCCCGTACCACATGCGCGCAGGGGTGAGTTCAAAAGTGCCGCCGCCATAGGGGATCGGGCGTAGTTCGTCCGGCTGGTTGTTCTTCTGAAACTCCTCGAAACTGGTGCGCTTGGGCCGCTGACGTGTGACTTCGCCAAGGACCATCTGACCAACGATGAGGAGGACTTGCCAGAACATTAACTGACCCCTCTCAGTGCCGGATCAACGCTTGGCGTGTACTGCCAGCCGCCCCAGTTTTCGCCATTGTTCGTCAACGTCGCAAACTTGTTGGCCCAGGTGTCGTAGGTGAGGTCGTCTCCAGGGTAGGCGGTTGCTGGGAAGCCAACATCGAGCGTAAACCTCGGAAATCCCCCGTTGAGGTAGAGGTGTCGCTCCCCACCCTCAGTGAGATCTGCGAGAATCGTCCTCTTATCCAGATTCGGCGCTTCCACGAACCCGCCCTTGTAGTGGTCGTCTAACTCAGTCAACCCCGTCACTGTGAGGATGTCGCGTTGATCATTGAACTCCGTCACAGTGATCGCCTTGCCCAGCGCGGAAATGTCCACGCCACTGCGCGGATCGTAGATCGAGTAGCGGGATAGGGAGCTAAGAGAATCCGTCAGTGACTCGCGCTCGTAGAAGTGCCAGAGGGTTTTCAAGTGCAGGATGAACACTGACTCAGTGAGCTTGAACTGACATCGCACCGCCCAGCCGCGATAGTAGGGGATGATTGTGTCGCCGAGGAGTTCATAGATCGTGAGGATGATCGGGAATGGTGGAGGAGTGAGCAATATCTCAGCTAGCTCGCTCGACTCCTTGATCGTGACATCGATCTCTGCATCCTGCGGCTCGTCTGAGTAAGTTGGCGCAGTGTGAGTGATCTGGATCGGCGTGTAGCTTTCATCATCGAACTCCTGCTCATGCGCCACCTTCACGTAGCGATAGGTAGCTGAGCCTGCGGTGAACTTGTAGAGGAAGGTGTTGAGCATTTATTAGATAGTCAGCACGAGACTCCCGACCGGAAACCGCAGCGGCCTGCCCACTTCCACTGTGCGCGCCGGGGAGATTGGACCACCGTGGTAGAGTTTAGTGAACGCTCCAGATGGAGTGTCAACGAAGTCAAACCAGACCATCTGCCCGCTGCCTGCTGAGGATGGGTTGCCGAAGTCGAGTACGACTCCAACTGCAAGTCGTCCAGTTCCAGATGCGGCAGAAGTGAACAACGTTCCATCTCTCGGGAAAGGTTTGCGCGCGTAGCCACCGAAGTCCGCCTCAGTCCCTCCTCCTGAGCGTGATGAAGGTGCGCTGAGGAGACGCAGGTAGAGCGTGCCGCCGATAGGGATCGCCGTGCCGCGATAGAGGAAGTTGAGAACTTCATCCGCTGAGCTAAATCCCATCCATCCACTCATCTCCCCCTCCCTCCACCACCGCTCAACTTTCTAATCACGTGTTGCTTCTTATACAGGAAGTCAACCAGTACCTGCTCACCTTCAGGCGAGTTGATCTCATTCCTCCAATCCCTCTGGTCCACGAGGACTTGTCTCAGTCGCATAGTCGAAGACGCTCCAGCTACAGCCAACTCCCCGATCCCCGCATTCGACAAGTTCACACTCGGCGCTGAGATGTCAATGCGATCCGTAAACCCACCCATTGCGAAGTTGCGAATTCTCCCGCCTAGTCCTCGTGTCTCCTGCAGGAACTGGCGCAGGATTGCAACTTGTCTCGCGGCGTGACGAGGATCAGTCGTAAGCACCGCCTCTGGAAACCCTCCCTCAGCCACGCGCACCAACTGCCCACCTCTCACTGGTGCGAGTAGTCCACCGGATGCGAAGTTCCCAATCCCCGAACCAACCGCACTCACCGCACTCACGCCTGACGCTGCTGTAACCGCCGCTGCGAATGCTGCTCCGGCTGCGACTACGGCGGTACTGAAGGCTGTGGCTGCGGCAGTGATCGCAGTGGTGAGAGTAGCGGCGCTGGTAGTTCCGCCTGTCACGAGTGCGGTTGCGGCTGAAGTTGCTCCGGTGACAAGCGCCGTGGAAGCTGCCGCTGCACCTGACTGGGCCGCTGCAACCCCTCCCAGTCCACCTACCGCACCTTGACCTCCTCCACCACCAAATATCCCCCGCACCTTGGCGAGAATTCCACCCCCACCTGTGGCTCCACCTAGCAAACTCTCGACGAACTTGCGTGCAAGGTTTTCAGCGATGATTTGGTTAATCCTTGCTGCTAGACTGTTAACCAGCCCCAGTAACTTCTCCTGCGCAGTCTTGGTACGATCAGTGAGATCGACAAGGAATTGCGTGAGACTGTCCTGGAGCGCGTCGATTGCAGTAGCACGGATTTGGCGATTGAGATTCGCAAGTTGATCCGCTGCATCCTTCGCCGTCTCCTCCGCATCCGCTGCCTGACGTTGGAGGTTGGCGTCGTTGGAAGCTACGGCGATGTCTTTAAGTAGTTGGACCTGTCGTTCGAGATCGCCAACGTAGTCGCCATTAATGCGACGAATGAGCAGGAGTCCTTCAGCTTCAGCGAGATCCCGATTGCGCACTGCGCGCTCAACGTTAGCGATCTGCTGTAGTCGCGCATCGTTGAGTCGAGTGAATTCTTTCTCTGCGAGTCGGAATTGCTCACTGAAGGAGAGTTCACCGAGTCCGCGCAGTGAAGCGTTGATGTCGCGGATGAACTCTACTAGTGCACGCGGAGGCTCCACCCCCTGCGCTTGTAACGCTGCAACTGTATCCTTGACGACATCTCGCGCGAGTTGCAGCGACGCGGTGAGTTTCCGCTCACCTTCCAGCCTCCGCCGAATCGCCTCCTCCTCCTTCAGTCCGCGGTTCTCAACTTCAAAGCTAAGCTGCGACTCCAGTTCCGCTTGCTGCTCCTTTGCACGCCTCACTAACTCCTGCGCCGCCGCGAGGTTATTACTCGCTCGCTCCTGCTGAACGATGAGTTGGATTGCGTCGATCTGCGACTGGTTCAGTTGAATCGCTTTAGTGAGTTCCGCTGCGCGATCTGCATTTCGCTCCTGCTGGGCTTGCTTTAGCTGCTTACCAAGTCGATCCTGCGTAAGTGAGAGGTCTGTCAACTTCTCCCTAAACTTCTCCACTGTGGCCGCATTCAGCGCGTCCTCAATATGTCCCTGCAACTCGGCGAACTCAATATCGAGTTGTCGAATATCCTTCACTTGTTCAAACTGCGCGACTCGCAGCGCCTGACGTAGTTCGATTTCGATCTGCTCCTGCTTCGCGGTGAGATCGTTCAGTTTTGCCTTAGCCTTGATCTCCTCCTCGTTCGCCTTCGCCGCCTGCGCCTGTCGTCGGACTCGCTCAGCGGCGGGAATCCCCGGTACTTGCGCTGCTGCGATCAGTCGAAGCTGGGCCAGTTGAGCCGCCTTCACCACCTCCTGCTGCTGCTGAATCTCCTTGCGAATGCTCGCAGTGGCAAGATTAGCGCGTGTCTCCAAGAACTGACGATAGGAGATGAGTTGAATACGTTGAGCAGTCTCAACCGCTTTCAGTAACTGCTCATTCTTCTCCTTCTCGATCCGCACCTGCTCCTCTGATGACGCAAGTTGGACCGCTGCGAGAGCTTTAGCTAACTCCTCCTGTGCGTTCCTGAGCGAAGTTCCCGACTTATCCTTTCCACTCCTGCCGAACGCTTTCTCAAGTGACTTCTGCACGAACTCGTCAAATGACTTACCCTCGATTTGCGCCTCACGTTGGAGCGCTGCACGGAGTTCAGGCTGAGCAGCAACAAATGCGCGAAAGAACTTCAGTGCGTCATCAAATGAGTCTGACGCTTCACGTGCCAGAGCACCCGCTGCGCCAATCAATGCCTTACGCTTCTTCGCGGCGTCATCAGCTTGATCGCCAGCTTTGAGGAGATCTGAGGTTTGCTGTTGCAGAGCACGACTGAAGGCATCGGTAGCGGCTGTAGCGGCTTCAGTGTCGGCAGTGTACTGACGCAGTAGGACCAGTGTTTGCTGAATATCCCCACGAAACACTCCCATGCTCTTTGCAGCGGTGAGGAGTTGCTCAGCAGTTAATCCTGTCTGACGCTCCAGTACACGCAGCACCTGCGCCTGTTCCCGTGCGTCTCCGTTAAGTTCAGTGGTCGCTTTCCTTAACTCACGCTGCGTCTCAACCAACTGTCCCGACTCAGCCTGTAAGGCTCCTACGGCGGCACTTACATCGGAAAAGGTAATACCTTGCTCTGCTAGTTTGCGTGAGTTTTCAGTGGTGATCTTTTCAGTAGATTGCAGGCTTTCAATTAACCGAGCATTAGATCGAATTCGGGCCGTAATAGAGGCGATTTCCTGTTCGTTTGCAGTAACTTGCTGGAGCGTATTTGCAATCTGTCCGGCGAGGTTCGCAGCTTGCTGGACGCGTTCCTGTTCCCGGAGCTGAATTACCTTTCCAGTTCAGCTCGTAAAGCAATAAGACGAGTAGCTTCCCTCTCTATTGCCCGAACGCGTGCCTCGGCCTGTATGTTAAGTTGATTATAGATCTCTAGTAATCTTTGCTGCTCATCGGCTGTATGTCTAACTCCTGGTTCCAGTGATCCTAGAAACTTCGCTTGTTCTTTCAATCCTTTAATCTGATCGTCCAGCGCGTCTACCTGCTCCTTACCAAGTGAGATAGCATCCTTCTGAAACGAGTTATAGATCGCAAACGCAGTCACTGCTGCCGCAATCACAGCAAGTACCGCCCCAATCCCTCCCGCAACTAGTGCAGTCGTAGTAGCTAAGGTTCTCTCCGCTTCAGCCGCAGCAAGTGCCCCAGTGGCTAGAGATTTGAGGTTCTTGATTGTGGGGAGTAGTCCAAGCAGATTCAATTGTCCTAACCCAACCAGCAATCTCCCTACGCCAGTTGTCAACTGACCGATGATGAAGAGTGCTGGCCCGAGTGCGGCGAGCAGTCCTCCAAATGCGATCACTGTGACTTGAATTGGCTCCGGGAGGGACTTGAACACGTCGGCGAGCTTGGTGATGATTGGTCCGACAACTTCAACGAGCCGGATAAGTGGAGGGAGGAGCGCCTCGCCCACCGCTGCTCCAGCGCGAAAGAGCGTATCTCGGAAGTTCTCGAACGAGTTCTTCGCTCCAGCCGCAGCACGAGGGAGCTGTTCGAGTTGCCCGACAAGCGCATCGAAGAACTCCTTCGTAGTCAATCCCAGTGCTTCGATGTCACTGGCGTTCACTGTGCCGAATGCTTGTAACAATGCTCGTCCCACTGCCGGAGCAGCTTCAATAATCGGGCGCAGATCCTGGCTGAGCACCTTGCCCTTTGCGGCGAGTTGGCCGAGTTGGACTGTCACGCGCTCTAGTTCATCCCTTCCCCCACCAGTGAGCGCAACTGCATTCGAAAACTGTCTCAGTGCTCGCTCGGCTTGCTCGGCGCTGAACCCCACCGCTTGCAGGCGAATCGACCCCTGGATCGCTTCCTGGAATCCAATGCCGGGGAGCTTGGCGATCTCCGTCAGTCGTGTCAGTTGTCGTCCAGCTTCCGCAGAGGAACCGACTATTGCGGTTAGTCCTCGGCGGAGTGAATCCATCTGCACTGCTGCGCTCACCGAGGCTGTTCCGAGTGCGACCAGAGGTGCAGTCACGGCTACGCTGAGAGTTGCACCGAGCGTGGACAACCCCTGACCAACGCTGCGCAGGGAGTTACCAAGGCCGACGATGCGCTCCGACGACGCCTTGACCTGCTCCTCCAGTCGGCGGAAGTCCTTGACGTGTGCGTCCTGTTGCGCTCCGAGGTTGCGAGAGGATGTGGTAGCGCGTTGCTGCGCGTCTGCGAGGCGTTGCTGGGAGAGAGTCAGCCTCTCACTCGCCTGTCGTGCGCGCTCCTGTCTATTAGCCAACTCCTGAGACTGGATAGAGAGCTTTTGTTGTTGATTAGCAAGACGCTGAGCGGAGGCGGCTGCGCGATCCGTGGCCTGAGCCGACTGCTGGTTGACCTTGATCGACGCCAGCGAATCCAAACGCTTCTTGATCTGATCCAGCCCGCGTAGAGTCTGACTCAACCCCCGTAGCAGGGTCTGGAGTTCGATTGTTAATCTCGTGGTGTCAGTTGCGGCCATACGTCGAAAGGTGAATTCCGACGTTCAGGCGTTACGCGCGGACGTTCGCGGCGGGGAACTGGTGGATTGTAGCAGGTTTCTGCTGTGGCTGGAGGATTATTGCAAGGGAGAGGGAGTTAATCTTGCCGCATTTGGAACGATGACAACGGAATTGCACCACGCCGTCAAAGTCCTTTGAGATGCGGCAGTGGAGTTTATTGCAATACTGACAACGAATATCGATCATTTCAGCCCCGCCAACCTCTGCGCCTTCTCCTGCAAATGCGCCGGAATCTGTCCCCACATCATGTCAATCTCAGCCTTCAACTTCTGCTGCTCAGCGGGCTTGAGATCAGCATAGGTCACATGGTCCTGTTTGTCCATGAGTGCTTGTTCTCGCGGTGTGAGCAGGTTCTGCGTGCCGCGTCTCAGTAGCCGATTCAACGCCCCACTCAACTTATTCACTTGCGACTGGTACTTGCGTCCATCGGCAATTTGCGCAATGCGGTAGTTTTGAATCTCAGCGATACGATCCCGCAACTCCTGCACGCGAATCTCGAACAGGAAGCGCTCGACGTGATCTATCGTGTACTCGTGGATTATGTCTCGGTAGAGGGGGCGGTGCTCGACGAGTTCGTTGACGTGGCTCCACCAAATGTCTCGATGACTTTTTGAATCCGGCTTCCTGCGGCTTTCAGTCTCTCCGCGTTCGCTGAATCGAAAAAATAGCGGGCATTCACCTCCACGATGGCAGCGAGGAGTTCCAGTCCTTCGATTGGATCTTTGTCTTCCAGCCACTCAGGAGGTTCATCGGTCTGAACGGAGAGTAGGCCGATGGCCGGTGGCCCACCGAGGGCGAGGGCGTTGACGAGAATGTCGGCTGCGTCTGACTGCGATGCTGAGCGCATGAGATAGCCAAGTGGGGCAATATGTTCCAGTGCGCGCTGCATCTTCCCAAGTGGAAAGCGCCTGACCTCGTACTCTTTGCCGAACGCCTTGACCCTGACGGAAGCGTTAACGATGTCCTTGAGTTCGTTCTCAGCCACTGGATGCTCCTTAGAAGTTGGACCGCGCGCCCGCAATGCCGCTCACTACCGCATCGGGGGTATCGACTACACGGGCTTCCTCGATACCGGGCGTGGGTCCGAAGTATATCATCCCGCCTATGTCGATGGCGACGCCGAACTCGACGGTGAAGTCGAAGGCGAACTCGAAGCCGATGGCGACACTGACAAGCTACCTGATGCTGATGGCACTGCTGAGCCTGGATCGAGGTAGATGAAGCGCGCGAACTGTCCCTCAGGATCGGACTGCGCACGAGTTGTGTCGCTGAGCGCATTCCCCGTCATTTGCAACTGGTTGAATTCGTCCGAGATAAGCGAGATTGTCTCCGCTGGATCAAGTCGCGTTTTGAACACGTCCACGATCATGCGCTCAAAGTCGGAGCCGACTGAGACTGCGGTGTTTTTCCCGTACAGTCGCGTCCAGATCTCCGGTGCGGAGGTTTTGAACACACCCACTTGACGAGCGGCTGCATTGGTATAACTCGCCACGATTGGGCCGGTCATACCCGCCACGTCGTTGAATTGGAACACGCCTGACGCGTCCCACGAGTACTTAGTTGGCGAGATTGCTACGGCGTTGTCGGTGAGCGTGAAGCCTGAGACGCGCCCGAGCGAGTTCACGGCATAGAGCGTGTTCAGCGCCGGTGCGCCACTGAGCACAGTCTCAGTTGCAACCGCCCCACCAGCTAACGCACTTCCTTCACCACGAGTTGCGAGTTCAAGATTCGTCTCCTTGAAGTCGTCCACGGTGATGTTAATCGTAGCGTTCAACTCAGTAGTGATACGCGCGTCAATCGCACGGAGCCCGGTATAGCTCTCCTTGTGCGTGAGTTCCTCAGTTGCCATGCCGAGTTCAAATGTCGGCGCATTACCAAACCACGTGAAGGGAGCGATTGGATCTCCGTTCGCATCTCGGTTCGCCCAAAAGGCCGGTCCCTGGCCAGAGAGTAATCCCATTTCTACCTCCAGTTAGCTGAGTAATGGTTAAAGTTCTGATTCACTGCAATTTGCTGCGCAATACCACGCTCACGCGCATTCTCGTAAGCCTCCAAACACGTCGCGATATCCTCGCGTGACATACGGTGCTTGTAGAAGAGGTGATCGATCAATCCTGCAAGCTGTTCCACTTTGTCGCATTCACTGGTGATTGAGTAGCTGTGATGTCGCGCGTGATCGTCATAAGTCTTGAGAATCACCTTGCGATCCTGAGTGAGCAATCGCCCGCCCATCTCAGTCCAGCGCTGAGTCGAACCCGGACAACGCGCAGGCATGCGGAAGTAGGCGGCAAAGTAGTGTTGCTGCACGGCGCGAAAAGCATCCATTGTCGTAGAGAGTTTCAGTCGATCCTTCTGGTTCCAGTTGAACTTCGCTACGGCG